AGAAAGATGGTGACGGCACTAGTAATATTATAGTCAATGATGCTGCTGTTCTGGGGAGTGAGCAAGTTACAGATAACACATCAGGTACTTGGTTGAATTCAAGAGCTGGGGATATCAGTGATATTAGTGGCGGCATACGTGCAACAGCAAATTCTACAAGTGCTCAAGGTGCAGCATACCCTTTGACAGGTCTTAATGTTGGTGAGGATTACTTAGTATCATTTACTACAGACAGTGATGATGCAACAGGGAGTATGTTCCCTAGGGTAGCGCTAGATCAAGCTTTATCCACAAACACACAAGAGATAATCCCATCCTACAATGTTGAAGGTACTACAGCTGTAGAAGGTACATTCACTGCGATTGCGAGCACTATGTATGTTGGTGTAGTTAGAACCACACCTGGTATAGGTACTTATGTTGAGGTGACTAATGCTACTATCAAAGAAATCCCATCGGCTACACCATACCTAACCCGAGTTAACCAGACCACTGATGAGGTTACCCAATACACTGAAGTTGACAACGGTTGGCTGAGTACCCATGACTACTGGACTTATGGTCCTTCTATATCAAGTGGAACTGAGGGTACATTGCAGATTATAAACGGTGCGTTCTCAACTTCTATACCAACTAATGTTGTTGTTAGGTGGACAAGCGTTGTAACCGATCTTACGTCAGGTCAGATCAGGTACAGGGTAGGTAATACTGATGTTGTTAGCACTACGTCTAATGGTGAGTTCTCAGGAGATCAGCTATCAGGATCTAATGATCTTGCTGTTATGGTTGGTACCACTCAATGTAATGCGGGCGCTAAGATGATAACTACAGCTAAAAGATTTCTTGAGGTAGTGTAATGTGGTCAATATATTTGATACCTGAAAGTCTGCGCGGGCTTACCCCTCTTACTGCTCATTGGTATGAAGCTCTATCATTGATGCCTGAGTCAGAGATTAAAGACCGCATACTGCGATGGCCCCACGCCGCACAGCATGACGGACTTAATTACATATTCGTGGATACACACTCAAATGCACTAGATCCTATAGATTTATCAGAGGCAGAGTATGAGGATACTAATGAACTTGTGGCTATTATAGCGTCTGAGTTATTCGCTGAAGATCGCAGTAAAGCTATACATCTAACTAAGTCTCAAGCCCTTACTCTTTATGCTCATCCAGCGTGGCGGTTGTGGTGCGGTCGTTACGATGATAAAGATACACTTGAATCAGATCACGAGCTGTTCTTTGGCGCTGGCGTTGATAGGCGAAAATCACTCGACACACTAATCGCTGAAACACGCGCAGAGATAAAAGCGCTGTTATCGTAGCGTTAATCCTCCTTCCTCACCAAAAGCCCTAACGGGCTTTTTTTATTTTTTGCTGTTCCATTAACAGACGCGCACGGCTCTCGGTTGTATATATATCCAGTATAAGCAACGCGGAGACAAATAATGCCAGCTAAAAAGCAAAAGATGCCGACGCTTCACGGTACGGCTAAATTCAAGCCGGAAACGGTAGACCGTGAAAACATGACGGTTGAGATGGTATTCACCACGGGCGAGGCAGGTATTCGTCAGGGCTGGTGGAGCGATCCCTATGAAGAGTCGTTGGAAGTTAGCGAAAGCGCTATTCGCTCAGAGCGCCTAAATAAAGGACTAAGCCTTCTTGATTCGCACGATCGATATGCAGGCATTGGCGGCGTTTTAGGCATTACAGAAGAGTGGCGTATAGAAGATGGCGCCCTGGTCGGAACTTGCCGCTTCTCTAAAAATCAGCAGCCAGTATTTGATGATGTAGCGGACGGGATATTAAGGCACGTCTCCTTGGGGTATCGAATCCACGAATACCTTATTACAAAGCCGACCAAAGAAGGCCAGATCGAGAAGCGAAAAGCTATCGACTGGGAACCTTTAGAGCTATCCATTGTGCCTGTCAGCTTTGAAACAGCTAACGGCACACGCGAAGCAGAGAGATCGGCTGAAACCGAATTAAATGAAGTCAAACTAACCGCAGAAGAGGTGGCCGAAATGCCAAAGCCTGTAGATAATAAGCGCGATAATGAGCTACAGGATCAGCCTGTAAATCAGCCTAGCAACGCGCACGCACAAACCCCACAGCCCGCTGTCCGCTCGCAGGATGAAATTGAATCCAGCACGCGTGGCCAGCTAAAACCAATGCTTGATGCGGTGCGAGCTGCCGGCATGGGTGATGAAATGGCTATCGATGCCTTTGAACGCGGTGTTGTTATTGAAGACTTCCGCGCGCAAGTGCTGGATAAACTAGCCGCATCGCGTAAAGCGGAATCCGTTAAGTCCTATGGCGATCCATCGCTTAATGCTGACGGTCGTCGTGACGAAGGCGAGTCCTTGGTTCGCTCAGCAACCGAAGCGCTATCTTATCGCGCCAATGTTAAAGGTGCAGAACTTACCGATGGTGCGCGAGAATTTTCTGGTTTCACGCTCTTTGATCTAGCGCGTGAGCTGCTTGTTGCGAATGGTGAAAATATTCGCGGCATGTCGCGCCAGAAGATCGCAACGCGTGCAATGCACTCAACGTCTGACTTCCCGCTTATTCTTGAAAACGTAATGAACAAGAATCTGCTTGACTCATACAATGAGACGCCTCGCACATTCTTAGAGCTGGGACAGCGATCAACGGTTAATGATTTCCGTGAAAAACATTTGTACCGCATGGGCGATGCACCAAGCCTACTACCGCTTAATGAGAGTGGCGAGTACAAAGCCGGCACCTTCTCTGAAGGTAAAGAGAAGTACGCTATCGACACCTTTGCTCGCAAGATTGCGTTTACCCGCAAGATGCTGATCAATGATGATATGAGCGCACTTGATCGCGTTCCTCGCATGTTTGGCCCTGCGGGCGCTCGCCTTGAGAATGATATTGTTTGGGGCTTGCTGCTTAATTATGACTTTATCAACAATAAAGCCGCCAGCATTGTAATGGAAGATAATAAAGCGCTCTTCCATGCAGATCACAACAACAAGCTAACCACTGGCTCAGTGTTAAGCAAAGCGGCGCTAACCGCTTTACGCAAGCTTGGTCGTAAGCAGAAAACGCTTGATGGTCAGTTTATGAACGTCACCTTTGACAATATCGCAATCCCTGAAGAGCTGGAAACTACAGCGGAAGATTTGCTATTGCCAAACATCTTAGCCGCCAAAGTTGATGACCAAGCGCCGCGTCAGAAGCTTGGCATCATTGTAGAGCCTCGCTTGTCGGTAGTGTCTGACAAAGCCTGGTATGCCTTCTCCCGCATGATGGACACTTTCGAGTATGCGTATCTTTCTGGTGAAGAAGAAATGTATACCGAAGTAAACACAAACACCGACGTAGACGGCCTTGAAGTTAAGGTTCGCAAAGACTTTGGTGCAGGTCTTGTTGATTGGCGCGGCATGGCCATGGCTACAGGCGCAGCGTAACGGCAACTTTTAACCATATTAACGGGCGCGGAATTGCGCCCGAAGTTGGAGATCTATTATGAAGAATTTTGTGGAAGCAGGGGACACAGTTACATTTATTGCGCCTACCGGTGGTGCCGTATCCGGCACCCCTTTGGTGATTGGTAGCTTGGTTGTTATTCCTGCGTGGTCTGCCGCTGAAGGCTTTGAGTGCGAAGGTGTTACTTGTGGCGTTTATGCGCTACCTAAGAAAAGCACTGATACGCCTGACCAGTTTGCTAAAGCTTACTGGGACGAGACGAATGGTGAAGTAACAACAACGGACACAGACAATACGCTTATTGGCGTATTTATGCATACGCTTGTTACCGGCACAACGGAAGCGAATGTTCGCCTTAATGGCACCAGCGTTTAATGTCGATCTTGCGCGACATTATGAATGAATCCAGGGGTGTCGTTAACGACATTCTTGGTCATTCAGGCCAGCTTAAAAACGGGAGCACGGGCGAATTAGTGCCTGCAACTGTAATTATAAACACTGACGTTAAGTTGTATCAGGACGGCATATTTGCCGGGCTAATTACAACAGGGGTTTTTGATAGAACCGAATGTGATCCAAAGCTAATGGATACGTTTATTGATGACGAATCTGGGATTGATTACATTCTTGAGGCCGTCAAAAGCGAAACCCCATCAAAGCTTGAGTTTATTCTAGGGGTTGATTGATGCAGCTAAGTAATAAAGACAGCTTTAGTCATGTTTTTGGCAGCGCAGAGCTGCAAAAAGTTATCTCTAAGCTTTCTCTGCTTGAAGATGAGGTTGAAATCGCACTCGCCTCAGCTGTCAACGAGGCTGCAAAGCTATCGGTCGAAATGGCCCATAAAGAGTGGAACTCAAACCTAAGAATTGACCCTGGCTATATTGGCAACAAAATCTATGTAAGCAGAAAAGCCTCAAGAAGTAAGGCGTCTGCCACCGTATCTGCACGCGCCAGGCGTACTCGATCTGATAACTTTAGCTATCGGTCACTACTGGACCGTAAAGGCGTTAGGTTGTCGGTTAAGAAGGGCGGATCTGGGGCTGTTATTAAGAATGCGTTTGTTATTCCTCACGCAAAATCAAACGGCAAGCCGCTGATTGTTGAGAGGATTAAAAAATACCAAAAAGGCGAGGCCCGCAACTTTAAAGTAGGTGGCGGGTTCGGAGAACGATTCAAGGCGCTTTATAGCGTATCCCCCAACCAGCATTTCAAGCAATCAAGAGAAAGGGTGGCGCCTGTGGCTCTCAGTGCCGCCAAACAACAGTTTCTAAGGGCGTTACGATGAAGAGCACAAGCGAATTAATAGACGCGCTGGATCACATCAAATCAAGCCTAGAACGCATTAGCGTGGACAACGGGTATAACACTAGCCCACAAATCAAGCGTGGCTGGTTGCAGCATGTATTTAAGGCGCATAGTCGCACCCCAGTTGAATTTCCGGTAATCGCTTATCGAGCAGAATTAAGCGATCCGCAGTCGTCGGTTGATGGCAACAGCAATATAAAAGACTCGATGACGGTTGTTATTGATGCCGCCGTATCAACAAAAGAAAACGATGCCGACGAAGCGGTTGATAGCCTGCTTAATTTATTAAAAGACCTAAGACGTTCACTTGTATTCGACCCGAATAACGTGAAACTCAAACACTCAAGTTTAATTTATGGGGAGTGTCCTTTCGACCTCCCGGACACTGGCGAAGAATATGCTTTCTTTAGCCAGAAAATAATTATAGAGGTGGTCGAACAGTATGCTTAAACCTGTACGTGACAACATTATCTTAGACGTTATAGAGCAAGAAACTAAAACTTCTGGCGGTATTGTTCTTCCCGGTTCAGCGGTAGAGAAACCTTATCGCGGCGTAGTCATTGCAGTGAATGAAACTTTCTCTATGCCCGACGGAACAGTAAAAACAGCTGAAACCAAATTGGGTGATGTTGTTTATTTCGGCAAGACCCACGGCACTGAAGTTCAGCACGGTGATAAGAAGTACCTTGTAATTTCAGAAGACTTCATTCTATGTAAGGAGTAGACCATGAGCACTAACGATGCAGGCCCAGCAGTTCAAACAAAATCAAGTCAGAGCGAAGCAAGCAAGGTTGTCACAAAAGATGATGGCGCCACCTTCGCACGAAAATTTTACAAAAAAGGTGAAACCATCTCTTGCACAAACGCACAAGCAAAAGTGCTGGCCGCGCACGGGATAATCGGAGAGGTGAAATAGCATGAGCTTACAGCAGAACGAATACTACAAAGGTAAAGGCACGTTTTACCTCCGCAAAAAATCGGGGACTGCCGGCCTTATCCCTATCGGGAACGCTTCCGAAATTTCGCTAGCGATCTCCGTCAGCAACCAAGAAATGCTTGATTACGAAAACGCTGGTGGCGGTGTTGCAGATAGTCAATCATCTATCGAGTCCATGACCGCTACGATTACGCTTGCCAACCTTAACCCTGAAAACGTGGCGCGACTTACGTCAGGCAAGTCGTCAGACGTTACAGGCGGCGCCGTATCAGCTGAGACTCACACTGTCGGCTCGCAAGGTTCTTTTGTTAAGTTTGACAAGGTTCCCGATACAAGCGAGACGATCACGGTCACAGGTAGCGGCGGCACCCCGTCTTTTGCCGAGGGCACCGATTACGAAATCCGTAATGGTGGCATTATCATTTTGGAAGGCGACATCGATGCCGCTGACGATATTGAGGTTAGCTATACGGCATTAAACTCTCGAACAGTAGAAATGCTACTCGAAGTTGGCGAAGAGTATGAAGGCTACTTTGATGGCCTGAATGAAGCTCGATCAGGTAAAGCCCACCTTGGCACATTCCATCGAGTTAAGCTCAATCCAACGTCAGCGCTGCCATTGATTTCTGACGATTTCGCAACAGCGCCATTCACGGTTGATATTTTGCGCGACAACTCTATCACTGGGTCAGAGAAGTCTAAGTACGCAAAAATCGAAATGGCCGAATAATAAAGAAGCTCGGCTGCGCCGGACAAAGAAAGCCGCCCTGCGCGGCTTTTTTTGTGCAAAAAACAAAGTTATGTAGGTATTCGCTATGGCTGCAAGTAATAAAAATGACGAAGTTATTAAGCTGATAATTGAAGGTCAGAACGAATATTCTGATGTTTCAGAGGACGTTCGGCAAGAACTTGAGGCGCTTTCAAATCAGGCCATGGAAACAAGGTCTGAGTTTGACAAGCTTGAACAATCACTAGATCTTGCAGACACTTACAGAGCGCAAGAGGCTGAAGTAGAAAGGCTTGCCAAGGCTCAAGGTGAGGCGCAAAAATCAGTTGCCGCTCTAACCAAGGCAAATAAAGAAGCTAAAGGCGAGAGCGTAGAACTTGCAGCGAAACTAGCAAAAGCCCGGTCAGAGGTGGGTGCGCTAAGAACAGCCACCAATAGAGCGCAAAAAGCCTTCCATTCAACTAAAGAAACGATGCATAAGTACAACATTGAGCTTTCCTCTGTCGAGGAGAATCAAAGTGACTTGCGTCATAGTGCCGAGAAGCTAGGCGATGAGCTGACCGGCTTGCAAAAAAAACAGACGGATCTTGTTCAGTCCGCCCGCGAGCAGGTGCAGGTTTCACAGAAGGAAATTAAAGCAAAGGAAGAGCAGAGAAAAGTATTAGAAGGCGTTGCGCAGGTTTATGTAAAGCAGGTTGAAGCAACAAAAAAAGCGCGTGCCGAATCCGTTAGAGTGCAAGCTGAGACTGAAAAGCTAACCAATGAAATCAATGAGCAGGTAACCGCATTAAAGTCAGGAAAAATAGGCTGGGAAGACTACAAGCGCCGCGTAGGTGACGCGGGTCGATCTGCCGACCTAACCAGAAAGCAGGTTGCCCAGATAAGTAAAGAGATGGATTCTCAGGTTGTAGCGGCTAGGCAGGCAAACAAGGCGCTTCAAGATCAAGCGGCAGAATCAAAGCGAGTTGAGGCAGCAACCGAAAAGTACCGCGCAGAGCTTCAGCAGTTGGTATCAACCTACAAGAAAGGGGCTCTCTCGGCGGAAGAGTTTGAGGCCGCCGAGGCGTCAATTAGAACAAAGTTAAAACTCACTGCTCAGCAGACAGAAGCTACGCGCCAAAAGATGCGGGCGTACTCTAATGAGATAGAAAGAGTCCCGGTAAACCATGCGGGCGCAAGCAAGTCAACGGACAAGCTCACACAGGTAACCCGAAGGCTGGCCCAAGCATACACCGTGCTTCTTGCCGCACAAAAGGCGGCTGAACTCGGCGCTTCTGGATACAGAGCCTACACCGAAACAGAAGACGCAATGCTTGGTTTGCAAAAAACCACCAACCTAACCGCCGCAGAAATAGGCGGGCTAGTCGATGAAATGTCGAACCTGTCTGGCGGTGTTACTGCGACAGCAAAAACAGAGCTGTTAGAAATTGCAGCGGCAGCGGGACGGATGGGCGTAGAAGGCGCCGACAATATCAGCAGCTTTACCAAGTCGATTGTTGCTTTGTCTTCAGCTACCGATCTTGCAGGCGAAGATACAGCAAAAGCCATTGCTCAGATATTGAATGTTACAGGCGAGGCACAAAGCTCGGTTATGGGCGTGTCTGCATCGATAGCCGACCTTGGCAACACTAGCGCCACAACAGAAGAGCAGATCGTGCATTTCGCCAAGCGGCTTGCGTCTGATACTGCCACCGTTAATTTAACGTCAGCAGAGGTGCTTGGCCTATCTGCATCGATGGCAGAAATGGGCGTGCAGGCTGAGGGCGCCAGTACGGTTGTAGGTAGAACATTCCGCTTTATAGAGGAGGCGGTTAAATCTGGCGGCGACAAGCTGCAACAACTTTCTAATGTTACTGGGTTAACGTCGGAAGAGATCGAGAAAGCCTTTGGTGAGGATAAGGTAAAGCTATTTAGTGACTTTGTTGCCGGTATTGGCCGTATGCAAGACGGTGGGCAAACATTAAATGAAATTCTATCTGATATGGGTATTAAATCAGATGAAAACGCCCGTATCCTCGGTTTACTGTCAACTAAAGCCGACTCTTTAACTGCGGCGGTCCTAAGATCGAATAGTGCATTCGAGAAAGGCACGGCACATTTTGAGGAGATGGCAAAAAAAGAAGCGGCGCTAAGCAGTGGATTTAAACGCCTCGAAAACAGAGCTAAAAATCTCGCGTCAGTTATGGGTGAAGCTTTCTCTGACGACTTATCAAGAGGAATTAATGCTACCGCCGAAGGAAATGAAGCGCTCGAAGAGGCGATGGCTGGCTTGGGGGAAACCGCAGCCGACATTGTAGAAGTGCTTGTAAGTATGTTTGATGCCGTCAGTGGGCTTGATGACGTTCTTGAAACGGCTAGTGGTGGCTTTAATCTTTTCAATGCCGCCCAGCTAATTGTTCAGCAGTCGCTTGAGTCAACAACCTTTGGTATCAGCGCCATCGTTGCTGGAATATCTAAGCTAGCGATTGCGTGGAATGATTTTTTTGGTGATGCCGATGATGTAGAGAAGTGGGAAAAAATCCATAGCGATGCAATGGACCGGATGGGTAAGGCGGCAGACCGGACTATTGATCGATATAAAAGGTTAAGTGGCGAGTCCTCTTCTGCTTTTGCTGATTTAAGGCAGGCATACTCTGAGACTGAGAATGCTTTAGAGGGGCTCGATAAGGCCCAGGCTGAGGCTATCTTTAACATTATCCACACGACCGGCTATATCGAAGGTAACGATAAGGCCTACCGGGAACTCACGCGCGCGATCCAGCGAAACGCTGAAGAGAAACGCATATTTAAAGAGCTTACAGCTGAAGAAAACAACCAAATTCAGGCACACATTAGGCTCTTAAAGGCTCAAGGCGTCGAAGAAAAAGAAGCCGCAGCTATCGCAAAAAACGCGGCAATACAAAAGAAAGAGTCAACAGAAATAACGAACAAGGCCGACACCTCAAGAGAGGATGCCGCCGCACGGCTCGAAGCCCATCTATCTAAGCTTGCGACAGCTGAGGAAAAATACGCAACAGCTGTTGATAATGCTTCTGGGTCAACAATCAAACAGGCAGCCGCAGAAAGATCGAGAGCTGAAGCGCTGTCCGAGTCGGCTGAGTCGATGGCTGACTACGAACAGAAAGTTAATTCGTACTTTCGCAATCTAGTTGATGCTGGGCAGGCGTCAGGCTCCAAGCTGGTGGATGACTTTAATGCCTCTCTTCAGCAGCTAAAGACAAAGGAATCGATAGACCTTCTTGTTTCTGAGTTAAGGCGTGCAGCTGAGGCGGGCGAAATTACCGGGAAAGAGTTAGAGGAAGCGCTTTCTAAATCAGGTGAAAAGCTAAGAGATATTGCTGTTGATTTAGGCAAAGCCTGGGAGGCGCTTGATCTTGATGTTAACGAGGTCACTAAATCGCTAACAACGCAAGGGATTGAGGCGGCCAATGCTTTTTCGAGCCTTGTTGAATCTGGGGTTTATACCTCGGAGCAGCTTAGGGTTGCTTTTGATGCTGCGTTATCGAAAACAACAACGGTGAAAGATGTCGAGCTTCTTATTGATGTGCTGAAAAAAGCAGAAGAGCAAGGCGTCATTACAGGCGAGGCGCTACAGGAAGCCATGGACCTCGCCTCTGGCAAAGTTAAGGAAGCGGCCAGCAAAATAGATGACGCGTTTGCTGAGCTCGGCCTTAACATGGAAGAGGTGACAAACCAGATAACCGAAAAAAGCCGAAAGGCAACAGACGCATTCGGCTTAATCGCTTCAGAAGGAAAGCTGAGCGCCGCGGCAATAAGCAAATCATTCGAGGCTGCGTTCAATAAAGCCAAGACAGTGAGTGACCTTGAAAACCTTAGAGAAAAAATAGAGGAGCTTGGTCATTCTGGAAAACTGTCAGGGGATGCGTTAAGGCAGCAGTTAAGCGCCGTTGATGATAAGGCCAAAGTACTAAAAGGGACATTTGATAAGGCCGGGTCGTCAGTCTCTACGGTAGCTAAGGAAGTTAAATCATTAAATAGCGAAATTGAAAGTACAGGCACTATTGGCAAGGGAGCTATTGGTGACTTGATCAAGGAAATTAGAGAGCTTGTCCAAGAAGTTGGCAAGTTGGCTGATGGCTTTAAATCTGCCGGTGACGAAGCTGAGAAGATGGCTGAAAAAGCCGCCACTGAACAGGCTGATAGCGAAGCGTCTAAAGGTAAGCAGCGGTCCATGGCGTCACAAATAGCCGAGCAATATAGAGCTCAAGGCCGTGACGATGTAGCAGAGATATTGCTTCAGAATCAGGCAAGCGGTAAAAACGCCCTCCCTGGGGCTGCTTATGGATTAGAAGGCCAGAAGAGCTATTGGGATCGCGCCAAAAAACTAGCCGAGGATGCCGCCGATGCAGAAAAAGAGCGTTACGACGAGCTTGCTAAGTACCAATTAGCTATAGCGGCAGGCGACAAGTCACAGGCCAGCTACTTTTTATCGGTAAGCAATCAATTTTCAGACTTAAAGGCGGATCTTGTTAGCATGGTTGCCGCAGCAAGCGCACTGGTTAATGGGTCGCCTCAGTCGAACGCAGGGCAGCAGGTAATCCAGCCAAACGCTAGCACTGTAACCATTGATTTTAGAATTGGTGGCTCACCGGTGGCCAGCGGCGACTTCTCAAGAACGGGCGCTGAAGAGCTTATCAGTCAGTTAAGCAGTGTTGCTAGCATATCAAAATAACTCTCATGCCTCTCCTTTATTGCTGGTGGAGAGGCATTAATTAAATCCAGTAACAGACAAACATTCCTTTCTAGCTTAAAACGTCATTAATATCATTTTTTATCGGGTAAGGCATGTCTATTGTTCTCGATGGGGTGGATCTCCCAAAAGATCTTGAGTGGCAAGATGAGTTTGATTGGACACCAGTCAGCCAAAATAAAGAGGTGTTTTTATCTGGAACCCTTGTTGTTGAGGAGGCGGCTCAAAACAAGGGGCGGCCTATAACGCTTTATGGTGGCGCTAATGCGTCGTGGGTTACTCGATCAACGGTTCTTGCTCTTTATGCGCTTGCGCAATCGCCCGCGAATGTTATGACGCTCAACTATCATGGCACGGAATATTCCGTAATGTGGAGCCGGTCAGAAATACCCATCGAGGCTAAGCCGGTGCAGCGCATTATGAACCCTGGGCCTGATCATAAGTACTACATAACGCTAAGACTGTTTGAGGTGGAATCTTGAGCGGCGCACGCGATCCGGTAGACCCAATAAACCACATTATCGAGCTAAACAGTAAAGTTGGCGAGCTGACTGCGCTCATGGATTTGACAAAAAAAGAGCGTGAAGCCGCGCGCAAATCTCAAATCTATATGAGCGACGCGATACACAAACTCACCGCCAGAATGGAC